CCTAATTGTTCACCTTCAGTGATAACTCCTTGAGGAGCAACACCAAATGTTCTAGTTACATTTTGTAATTCTGTATCAATTGCTGTTCTGTTATTTTCTAATGTAGTTTTTAACAGTTCTTGTGCTTGACTTGCACTTAAATTGCCGGATTCAATTTGCTGATATGCTTGTCTAAGTGCAGTTGCAGCGGTTGGCATTTGAGATACCATTAATGCACTTTCGGTATTATAACTTTGTCCACTTATAATAAAGTCTTTAATAGGCACTAATGCTTCAGGGATAGCACTTGCAAATGCCATTGCTTGTGCACGTTGTTCAGGTGCAAGATTTAGCATTTGATTTTGTACAAATAGATTTGCTCGCTGTGCGTCAATTTCTGCTTGTTGTTCTTTTACACTTACACCAGTTAACCTTGACAGTTCACGTAGATTTTTTAAATATACAGCACTTCCTGCTGCTAGTTCTGGTGTACTTAGTGCTCGACCGCTGCGTTCTGCTGCTACAGCATAATCAGCCATACCTGCTACAACTTCTTCGGTTGTAAATCCTAAGCTATATAGAGTTTCTAAGGTACCATCTCTACTTAGTTGACCTAATGCATTGCTAATTTGTCCAATGCCGCCGGGCGCACCACTGCCAAATAATCTAAGTTTATCTGTACTTTGTATCATAGCAGAAGCAAATTCATTAACAGGTATTTGTGCTGTTTCAGCAGCGTCTGCAAATTGTTTAAATCCGCCAGTGCCCATTAAGTTCATATTGTATAATTGTTTATTAAGTCCAATGAACCCTTCAATCATTCCAACAGCGGCTGTTGCTAACCCAAATGCTGCGGTAGCTGCGGCGCCGGCTAATTCTTCTAGACCTTCGCCAAATATAGGAACTAATCCGCCAATACCTCGAGCAGTACTTTCTATTACCGGCGCCATGGTATCCATAACATCGGTCATGTTACCGCCGCTGTCGCTGAATTTCATCATAGTGTCAGTTCCGCCTTGGACACTAGCTGCTAATCCTGTAACACGATCGGTTAGTTTCTTTTGAGATTGTTCGGCATCTTCTAGTTCATCGCTAAAACTTGCTAGTCCGTCTTCAGCATCTTGAGCAGTTTTGCTAAAACTAGTCGAAGAGCCAGGCGTTCTGCCTTGATTCCTCATTATTGCTATTAGTTCTTGTACACTATCGTTGGTTGCAAAGTTGCCTTCAACATCAATTTGTCCAACACCAGGTATATCTGCTTGAAATCTCATTATAAATTCGCCATTAACTGCGCATATAAATATACACGTACTATAAAGTATTTATCAAGGATTTTACAGTGACAGACAACCCTTTAAAGAATTATCTAAGAAAACCAGAAATTTATATCAAATTACCCAGTGGCGGTAAATGGTGGCCTGAAGGTAGTATCGAAATTCCACCTAACGAAGAATTACCAATCATGGCTATGACTGGCCACGATGATTTAATTATGAAAAACGCAGACGGACTTATGAACGGATCAACTAGTGTTGAAGTTATACAGAGCTGTGTGCCAAATATTAAAAATGCATGGGCCGGTCCTAATGTTGACATTGAATATTTGTTTATTGCATTAAGAATTGCTAGTTACGGAAATGAACTTGACGTCGAAAAAGCTTGTAGTGTATGCAGTGAAACTACAAAATTTGGTATAAATCTACATGGTGTGCTTGAAAGTTTGCAGTTTCCAGATTTTAACACAACTGTACAAGTTGGCGATTTGCATTTTATGCTTAAACCTAGTACATACGAAATGTCAAATTTAAGTGCACAAAAATTGTATGAACAACAACGTGCTATTCTTGCTGCACAAAGCTCAGAATTAACAATTGAATCTAGAGAAAAGATTTTGAGAGATACAATACAAAAACTCGGAGAAATTAGCACCAATCAAATGATTGAATATATCGAATATGTGATACTACCAGACGGAAGTAAAGTAACAAATAAAGAACATATTATTGAATTTATTAATCAGAGCAGTAGAAAAGATTTTGATTTACTAAAAAAAGGTATCGACGAAAAGAATGCCCAATACAGTACGCCAAAAATTCCTTTTGTGTGTGCGGCTTGTGGACATGAAGAATCTACACAATTCGAATTTAATCCATCAAATTTTTTCGCAGCCGACTCTTAGGACTGAGTGCTTCAGAGATCGGCGATGAACTTAAAAAACTCGACAGCGAAGCAGATCAAATCAGAGACTCAGTGGTTAGTTTATGTTGGTGGATGCGAGGAGGACTAAGCATATCTGAAGCATGGCAACTCAGTGGAAAAGATAGAGCTTCTATTAATAGTTTGATCAAGAACAACATGGAAACTAGTAAGAAGATCAAACAAGCAATTTACTAGTTCAGTTAAGAGATCTACTAAGTAGATCTAATGATTCGTTTGCACTCATCATTTTTTTCTTTCAGAATATATAACTTAAAGAATAATATTTTAATGATACTTTTAATTACTTGATTAAGATTGAGTAGTCATACTTCACCCGTTTCCGGGTGAAGGTTTTAAAAAAGTCTTGATTTAGACAGTTCTAGTCACTGATATTAAAGGATTTGTTTTTACACAGCAGAAGCGGTTAGCCTGTACTCCCTACCTTAGTCTCCATCCAACGGAAACATTTATATACTATATCAGCAGTATATAAATGTGTAGCGGTTGTATCTGTTTCACAGAGCCGCAATCATTTAGCCTATAGTTAGCCATTACTTTACCACATAGGGACAATTATCGGAGTGTCCCAAGCAACCTTCAGAAGTATATTATAAGGTGGTTATATAGCCGTGCTAAATGAGCCAGGTTAGTATTGAATTATTTTGAGCCAGGGTATTTTATTTATTTTGAGAGAGTTTTTATAACTGTTTTATTTAATTGCCAAAAGGTGTCAAAATCGACTATGCACCAGGGACCATGTTCTTTAGATTTATTGTTATACGTTGTGTAATTTGAGCCAGGGTTTATTTTTTTGTGTTTAGTTTCGTAGACAATATATTTGCCTTTTCGATTAAACTTCATTGCTAATATGTTTATGTCTTTTTTATCTGCAGGTGCCAGTAACTGATCAAGCCAGGTATCAATTACCTTACATTCGTTACTATACAGTAGATTAAATGGAAAGTCGGCATAATTTTTACATTCTACATTTAATTTTGGAAAACTTTCACCAGGAACAATATCTCCTTTAAAAGTTCTAATTTTTTCTTCGTCAAGGTATTGTTTGCGGAATGTATTCAATCCGCCGATGTATGCACCACTTCCGGGCGCACGTATGAAACTTTCTTCGTAGAGGTCTGACAGATATTTTGCAACATCACGTTCCCAACCACTACCTTTTGCTTTTTGTTTGCTTGGCATAATTTTATTATATATGATCTGCAAGGGCATTTACGATCTTTAATTCTTCAATTACCCTAGGTTGTGGATAACCGAGTCGAACACTTTCGTAATGTAATTCCATCCTGCGTCTTATTCTTTCTTTTAAATCTAAACTTGGGTTTTTGTTGCTAACCCAATTATAATGCCAATCTGTAGCAGTACTATTGCTACTTTGGTGTGTTTTGTTAATTTCTAAATCTCGTAACATCTGTGGATCTGCAATAGGAGTATCTTCAATTAAATGCATACTTGTACCCCAGCGCATTAGTTCGATAATACCCTGTTGTGCATATTTTTTATAAGTTTCCAATCCACGCATGTTATCCATATGATCTTCAATTGTTTCAGTTGGATAACCAACAATCATTAGCCATACGTTTCGTATGCCCCAATAACTACATTGCTGCGCATGATACATTATATCTTCGTTGCTGAATTTTTTAAGCATATGATCTCTAACACTTTCACTAAAACTTTCAATGCCAATAGTAACTTGCCTGCAACCTGCATGGTACATGGCTTCATAATGATATTCTGGCATTTGATTTTTTGGACGTACAATTGCTTGTCCGACATAGTTTATGTTTTTTAAATCATTATTTTTTGCTTTTTCCTCTGCAAGCAAACTGTTAAACTTATAAAAGTTGCTAGTACTGCCGTTAATTAAACTGTCTGTGAACTCATATCGTTCAATACCGGTTTCGTAGTAGTGCTTTACTATTTCCTGGACTAGACTTTCTGCACTACGAAATCTAAATTTTGGCCACATATTTTGAATATCACAAAATGTACAGCGTCTAACACATCCCCTGCTACCAGTAATATAAAGTGTAGTGCCGCTGTAGTTTAGCATATTAAACTTTTTATAACTAGGCAAAGGGAAACGATCTAAGTTTTCTTCTTGTATAAAATTCTCATTGTTAATGCCTGGACCAGTTGTATTGCCTTTAAGTAATTCTGTAAAAGGTGTTTCTGCTTCGCCTACAATAACATAGTCTACAATTTTATTTTCAGTTGCCCAATCATAAAATCTTTGTTTTGTATCTGGAAAAGCACTAAGCGTACCGTTACCTCCAGTTACTATCGGGGTTGTTGCAGCAATATTTTCTTGATAGTCAGTTAAAAACAGTCTAGCAATTGGTAATGTCCAGTATGTAAAGATACTAGCACATACCAAATTATAATCATTTGCAACATCAACTACTAAACTTCTCCAGATATCCAGCAACTTCTGTTCAGTTTCTGGTTTTATTTCTGGTATAATAAACGTAAGCCAGTTATCAATTTCAAAATTTTCGTCTACCGTTAACCGGCTTTTGATTTCATAACTTATGTCAACAATGTCGTAATCCCAGTCATGGTTCTCGCATAATCCAGCAAGAATTCCCATTGCACTACTAGGTGCAATTGTATCATATCTTGGAAGATTAACCAGCAGTGCTTTTTTCATTTTAACTTTTTGTCTATTAATTGTTCGATTTCTCTATAGTCAACTTCGACACCCACAAACTGATCCATTAGTAAACTTTTGTTATCGTTTGTAATATTTAAAAACTTTTTCTTATATTCAATTTGGTTTGAAAAATAGTACTCAAGATAATCAGTATTTACTTTAAATTCCAGCATATGATCGTATTGATTAATTTCTGCTAGTGCATAGTTAACCATATGATGATTAAATCTTATAATAGGCTCAATTTGCCACGGTTCAAAGTAAACATTAACTTGGCTGTTATCTGGTGCACTAAAATAATAGTTACCTTTGATTAGTTTATGCTTAACAACTTCGCTGTTAACTTCACAGCGAATCATTGTTATATCTGGATGCTGTACACTGATTGTAAGTGCGTTCTTCATACAGTTTCTACATCAGTGTTGTAACTGGTAAACCCATTTTCTTTAACAACTTTAAGAACATTATTAACACGCCCAATTAGTTCGTCCTTGTGGCTTACTAACCAAACACTCTTGTTTCTTCTGCTCATTTTTTTAAGTATGCTCATTGAGTTTTCAACTCCACTACTATCCATTCCGCTATCCACTAGTTCGTCAATAAAAAGCAAGTTAATTGGTTGATACAAACTTTCCCAAACATCTCGGAACGCCCAACTTAGGCTTAGTATAAGCCTGTTTCTCTCTCCTCTGCTTAGGTTATCAAAGTCTAGCTCTCTTCCTAGTTCTTGGATTTCGACACTAAGATCGTTTTTAAATTCTACGCTGTGTTGTAGTCCAATACTTTGTAAATAGGTGTCTAGGCGTGCATTTAAGTAACTTAAATTTTGATCAATAATACGTTTTCTAATAAAACTGTCTTTGTTAGTTAGCAATTTAAGCAAAAATTCTTGATGGTCTTTGATACGGGTTAACTCGTTGATTGTTTCCCATGATACTTCTTGTATTGCTTCATTTTCCATATCGCTGATCTGTTCAATATACGGATCAACATCCTTGCATTTGCTATCTAATTGAGTTTCCAGTGCACTAATTGTATTCTGGTGCTCGTATGCTTCATTGATGTTGTTATAAAATACTGTAGGCTTATCACCAAGTTCACCAATGCTATTTACCACATCCAAGTGTTCAGTTAATTGAGAACTATTAGATAAGATTTGCATTGCTGCTTCTTTTTTCTGTTCTTCTTTAGAAGCAAGAATGCTCTCTTGTTTATCATCGTGCATTTCTTGACCACAAGCATAACAAGTGTGTTCTTTCAACAATTTGATTTCGTTTTCAAGTTTAGAAATAACTTTTTCTTGTTTCTTATCGTCAGATTCAATACTATTGATCCAGCGTACTGCTTCATCTAAACGAGTTTTCTTTTCCTGGTACTCGGAAATTGCCGAATGATCGGCTAATTCTTTTTCGATATTAATGTGCGATAGTTGATCAATGCCGGTTTGTAATTCATTAATATCGTCGGTGTTTTTCTTTTGCCATATACGCTGCCGGCGTTTTAGATTTTCGATTTGTTCTTGTATTCTAGAATTAGCATCTTCGATTGCTTTGATTCTGTATTCTTCTTCTTTGATTGCATTTTTAGTGTCTTTGTTTAGCTCTTTGAGAGAGTCTGCTTTTTCACTAAGTTGTGTAATACCTAGCAACTGTTCGATAATAGCACGTTGATCGTTTGCTCTCATACTAAGAAATGGCTCAGTGTAGGTGTTTAGTGCAACAACATGCTTAAACATGTCATGACTCATACCTAGCAGTTTCTCAATTTCGTTCTGAGTTTCTCTGCTATCTCCTTGTGCAGCATCATCAGTTGGCTCAACTTCGTGATCACCGACATAGAATTTAAGTACATTTGGCTTACGTCCACGCTCAATTCTATAGCTCAAGCCATTGCGTTCAAACTCAACTGTTACTAACATACCTTTACTATTGGTTTTATTAATAAGATTATCACGTTTAATGTTTGTTAATGCAAGACCGTACAAGCTATAACTCAATGCATTGATGATTGTAGTCTTGCCTGTTCCGTTACGTGCTCCACCTTCGCCACCGCCAACATCTAAATTTTCACCAAGAACTAGTGTAAGATCATCCCTGTCCAAATGAACTGCCTGGGTTTGATTGCCCACGCTCATAAAGTTTTTTACAGTAAGTGTATTGATTTTAAATGTCATAGATTTTGTAACTTTTCTTCAATGTCAATTGTCTGTTGGTTATAAAAATACTCAAGATGATTAATGTTGTGCTCTACTATTGGTAGCATTTTTTCGTTCAATTTGTCAAGATCATTCTGTGTTAACTTTGAAAGTTTATCTAGGTTGTCGGTAACCATTTCGATTCGATCAATTAAGTTTTCAAAATTATCGTAGTCTTCGTTCCAGTAATCGTTAAACGTTTTAAATCCAAAACTTTTTAATAATTTTAAACTGTGTTTTCCTCCAACAATCATAAAAGGCATTCTATTAAGCATTGTCCTCCAGGTTTTCTCAGTAAGACATGGATAAGGATACTCGCCTATTGTTTCGGTTACTAAAAAAACAAAAGATTGTTTAATAAAAGAAAAATCATCAAAATATTCATTATTTTGATTTAATACCCAATTTGGACTAGCTAAATCGTGTGTATAGGTTGAGTCAAGGAAATAATCACTGTGTTTCTTGTAAATATCATTGCGTTTATTGCCAACTAAAAATACATCATTTATTCTAGTCTGAGTTGGAAAGTGTATTAAATTCATGATTTAAACCTATACGAAATAATACCTTTTTCCAGCAAATTCTTTTCTTTAAGATAGCACAGTGTCAATACACGATGAACTCTTTTTGCATTGTTTAAACAAGTGTACAAAAAAGTTTTTTTAATATCTTGTTTATGCTGTTGTGATTCTTTTATTTGATTGACTAAAGGGTAGTCGTGCCAAAGGGAAGTTTCTACTATATTAGTCATCGAATAATCTATTATAGAATTTAATTGATCGATTTCATTTTTTAAACCATAATGGTTAGTAAAAATAATCACAAATTCTGCTGGTATATTAAATTTTTTAAATAATTGAAATAAGTTGAAGAAAAATACACTGCACCCGTTATTTGCATGTTGATAAAATCCAGTGTCATGGTAATATATCAACAAGCGTTGGTTTTCTTTAAAAGTAAAATTCTCAAAAATTTTAATTTTTTCTTCTAAAATATCAGGGTGTAAGTAATCATAATGCACAGAATCAATTATATCCAGTACTTGAAATCTACTAGATATACTATCGTATATAGTATGATATAATCTATTCTTCATTAAAGATTCCTATAGATATCCATTAATAGATTGTTATCGTACATATCGCTTTCTACTTGTGTAAGTTGACTAGTAACAATAGTATCAACACTCTCGAAGTTAATTTCGCCAACTGCTTCTTGATCTAATGCATTTACATTTTTATTTGGTATCAAGCTAAGTTCTCTGAGACTAAATTGATCAACAAATGTTTCTTTGATAAAGTTTGCTTCTTCGTAGCTGATATCAATGTCTAGTGTAATTCTTGCATATGTTTTGTTACTAAGATATTGTTCTGGTCCTTCGAGCAGTTGACTAATTTTGATAGTACGATATTTAGGAGCTTCTGGCCATTCCATATAAGTGTGCGGCTTGCCCCAATCAAGAATTGTAATACCCCTAGCATCGTCCCATGCATCGCTGTAGTTGTGCCCAAAAGCATTGCCAATGTATGCAACATTGCCTTTTTCTTGACGTTTATGAAAGTGTCCGCTAAACACTGTACCACAACTACCAAAGTCTTCGCTTTTAACCTCGCCATGGTCCGGCATTTGTACCATTGCATTCATATAAAAGTGCGGTAGTTCAAAATGTCCAAAAACATACTGACTTTTTAGTTTACGCATTTTTTTATGCTCGTCGCCAATAAGCCAAGGAACAAAGCTACAATCGTCAATGGTTGTAATATCGTTGTAAAAATGAATGTTCTTAAAGTTATTGATAAACGGCATACTGTTAAACTCACGACGATCTCTATAATATTCGTCGTGGTTACCTGGAATAAAATGTATAGCATCAAATGTTTCGTTTAGTTTTTCCAAGTTTTGTGTGCTGTAATTTAGCGTAGCCACATTAATGCTAGCACGACTATGATTCCAGTCGCCTAAAAACAAACAAGTATTGATGTCTTTTTCTTTTGCTACACTGCATACCCAGTTAATAAAGTCGCTACAATCTTGATTAAACAGAGAGCTGTTGCTTTTATTGCCATGGTGTATATCAGTGAACATGATGGCACGTTCAAAAAGAGGCATGAGTATCCTTTACCTTAACTAATACTTTAATAATAACTTGAAAACGTAACTCAGTCAACCGGTTTTTCGAGTACGTACCATTCATAAACTTCAGTACCTAAGGATTCACCGTTGTTGTTATCACTGATATCAAACTGCAATTCACCAATATCTTTAATATTAAATCCGGCACGAGTAAAAAGTGCAGACCATTGACGAGGTCCCATAATCGAATAATGATTGTCATATTGCTCAAGTAACCGGGTACACTTTGGACTAGGCATTTCAATGTATGTGATTCCTCCATCTGCTAGTATTCTATTAAACTCTAACAGTGTGAGCAGTGGAAACGGGCTATGTTCTAAACTGTGTCTTGCAAACAATGCATTGTATGTGCCATCTTTGCAACTCTGAAAACTCATGTCTTCGGTAGCAACTTCAAAGCCGCGTTTCTTTGCAGCCTTGACATCTTCTTTACTGAGAGTCAGCCCGCTGATATTAGTACATCCTAACTCACTGAATTTTTCCATACCATATCCCTGACCGCATCCGATGTCGAGAATTTTATACGAATCGTCTAAGAAATGTTCTTTAACAAATTTTGGAATGACATGATCCATAACATTCTGATGTATTTGGCTGTCTGGTTCACTATATACATGCGATAAACATAGTTCTCTATAATTCCAAATTCGGTCAAGTATATCTTTTTTCTTTAAAGTCATTGTCCTGTTTCGGTCCTTTGTCCGGTTTCCTCTTTCCATTTAATATGAGAGTTTAGTGCACGAGTGTGACTAGATTTATATCCGTGCGATTCTAGCATGTCATCTCTAATATTTTGATTTTTCTTTTCAATGTTTAGTACTCTAGTAAAACTATTGGTAATTGTTGCAGTATAATATGCAAAAGGATTGTCACTTTTTGATTCGTCAAACTGTAAACCTACTTGTGATAGTTGTAAAAGTGCTTGACTTTTCATTTCATCATTGTAAGTGTATCCACGCCAGTTCCATTTGCTGCCGTATCGTTCACACATAACCATATACATTTTTGCTAGTGTATTAGTCATTCCGCCGTGGTCGAGACTAAAGTATCCATTTTCCATTCCGCCTATCCAATGGCTCTTTCCAACACAAAACAGTTTGTCGTTTTCATCTAGTCTCCAATGTTGGTAAGGAGGAAAGTTCAACTTAACATGATGATCTGCAACAGTTTTTGGATTCTTTTTACGCCCGGGCTCTTCAGGTACGTGATCAAATGTTTTAATTCTAAAAACAACATCTGTTTTTGGAATATCTAAATGATTAATTGAAAATTTATCTTGTTTAACGCCTTTTGCAACTGCCGCTTCGACTTCCCAATTTGCTTTAGCAATTCTGTCAGCACGATTTTTTCTTGCTTGACTAATAGTATTTCTGTTAACTGAATCTATACTGTCGAGTATAATGTCATACTCAGCATCTTCGGGATTTACATAACTTGAATAACTATTTTTGCTTTTAGAAATTTCTGATAGTAAGTCTCGATTATTAAGATATTTTCTTTTTCTTAACGCCATTGTTTCTCCTAGAAATGTAATACTAGCATATTATAACACCGATAAATACTTAATACAATATCTTATTGGAGTTTAACATGACATCACTGGCTTACCAAAACGCTAGTACTAGACAGCAAAAATTACTAGATCAATTAGCAAAAGATTTAGGAATCGGCACAGAACATATTACTAATGTTACTTATCGAGATAATATTCCAGTGGAAATTACCTACAATCGAACAACTGGCGCTGCCACTAGAAATGTACAGCACCTATTAGGAGGTAAACTCAATCAACAAGAAATTAGTCAACGACGAACAGCAGAGATTGCAAATTACACACCAGAAAAACAACAAGTAAATCGACCTAACAATAGCATACCAAACAGTAGGCGTGCACGGGTAGTTAATACATTGTTTCCAACATCTGGAGGAAAAACAAATGGCTTTTAATCTTAATAAAATTAAGGACGAATTAAGAAACATTATCTTTGGAATAGATTCAGATTCTCCACGTATTGCTCCTATTAATATTGATAGATTTCCTAGTAGTAGTAAAGATTTTAGAGTTAAAATTTCTGATCCTAGCGGAAGAATAAGTAACAGCGCCGGGGCATTAGCACCACTACAGCAAACTAGTGGAAAAGTAGTGTTTCCTTATACACCAGAAATTAGTATTAATCATACAGCAAACTATACTCCACTTTCGCCAACTCACAGCAACTATGAATATTTGTTTTATCAAAGTAGTGCAGTAAGTGAAATAAATTTAGTTGCGCAATTTTCTGCCAGAAGTCCTGAGGATGCTGATTATGTATTAGCAGTTCAGCATTTTTTTAGAAGTGCAACAAAAATGTTTTACGGTCAAGATCAACTTGCAGGCATTCCGCCGGTGGTGTGTCGTTTAGAAGGACATGGTGCACTGCAACTTAATAGTGTACCAATTGTAATTACAAGTTTTAGTTCAAGCTTACCTAGCGATGTAGACTACATAAGTGCAACAGATGATAGACATGGTCGTGTGCCAACTGTACAATCATTTAATATCACAGCAAAGCCTTTGTACAGCAGAGATCGATTAACAAACGAATTTAATTTAGGTGATTTTGCCAGCGGTAGCTTGTTAAATCAACAACAAAATAGCAATAATGGAGGATTCATTTAAATGACAATATATTCTCAAAGTAGTCCTTATAAAACAACTACAATAAATCAAGGTGCTTTAGATGTAATGACAGACAGGACTATTACAAAATTTCCCGATGATCCTAAATACACTATAACTGCGCAACATGCATTAAGGCCAGATAAACTTGCATACGATCTTTATGGCGATACAGGATTATGGTGGGTCTTTGCACAACGAAATCCAAACATCATCGAAGATCCAATTTTTGATTTTCAAAGCGGCACAACAATATACATTCCAAAAAAACAAACACTAGAAAAAGAACTAGGGATTTAATCAGTGGCTAGAAATCAGATCAATGATCAAAGTACTGACGCTGAAAGATTAGCAGCGGCAGATGAGCTAAGACGTGCTAATATAGAATTAAAGCAATGGAATGTGTCTGTGCGAGAAGATCCTAATACTCCTCGAGACATCGATCCTGAATCAGGCAAGGACTACGGTCCGTATGTAACATACGGAATGATGGAAAAACAAGCATTAATTATTGCTGCAAAATATGATTATGTTGATTTTGGCAGCCCGCCACCACCACCTCAACAAGAAAATGCACCGTTAAAAATTGATATAGGCGGACAAGATTTCTATGTTGCTGGACTTAATACCACTGTTGCTAACGAAGTATTTGAAGGCACTGCATTAAGCAACACTGCACCAAGCATGCCAGTTCCAAACGAATTTCTTAACACAACAGATTATAACAACTGGCAAAACGCAGGAAAGCCTAGCGATTGGGTTCCAGGCGAAGGTACTCCGATGCTATTGCCGTTGTCTCCTCCAAATGTATCAAACCCAGGTGGAGATATTTTATCTGCAGATCTTCCTAGATATGACGAAAACCCCGGCGGATTTAATTCCAGTACAGGTGTTTTTGATTCTAATACCAACGATACTAACAGCACTGGTGTTTTTGATTCTAATACCAACGATACTAACAGCACTGGGATCGGACCGGACGGCCTTTTTGTACCTGGACCGCCAGTGCGAAATAATGACGCAATAAGTTTTGATGAGGATCCGAACTCTTCTCCGGTAAACAAAAACTTTGGGCGACTTTCAACATTTAACAGCAATAACCTCGACGATAGCGGGTATGATGAAATTAGATTGCCTGGTGATAATCCGCAGTCTGGTAATATACAATCACCAACTTCGCCTTCTTTAAGATCAGACGAACCTGTTGATCTTGATCCAAGAAATTCAGCTCCATATGATAGCGGATATAGAAACAATGGCAATTCTGTTGATGTTTTAAATTCAGGAAACATCAGACGATCCAATGATATTGGACAAATAGGCAGTTACGAAAAAAATAATCCTCAAATTGAACAAAAACCAAATGTGCTACATAATTATGCCAATTGGACCTACAATCTAGGATTATATATGTTAACACCAAACTTGCATACAAGTATATTAGAGAACGGTGCAATAACAAATCCTGGCAGAGAACTTAGTCACTTAATAGTAAAAAGTGGCGGCACAGGAACTAAAGGTGTATTGGGAGAAGGAAAAGATTATCACATTGAGAATTTACGTTTTTTAAGTATTATTTCTCAAAATAGTTCTAGTACTAAAGCTAGTAATAATTTTAATATTACATTTGATATTGTCGAGCCGTACGGTGTTGCATTTATGAGTGAATTAATTCAGTATGCTAGTAGAATAGGTTTGCCAGATCATTTTGAAATTCCGTATTTGTTAGAAATTAAATTCAGCGGATACGATAGTCAGGGAAATCCATATACTAGCATTCCGGGTGCACCTCCTAAATATATTCCAGTAAAAATTATAAACATGCAATTTAAAATTAACAGCGGCGCCACAATTTATACTATTACGGCTGTTCCTTTTGCACATAGTCCTTTGCAAGATCAACATATGAGTTTTGTCCAGGAAAACTTTAGTGTTACTGGTAATACATTTGAAGAATTATTAAAAGAGTTTTTTGACCATCTAAACAAAAGCGAAGAAGCAAAATCTATACAACAAAACAGGGAAAAAGACCAATACGATTTTGCAATATTTGATTCTGATCTCAAAGATAGTCAGGTAGGATATAACAAAGATACAGCGAGAACAGTTGAAGCTGCAAGAAGAAGCTTAGACGAAGCTGCTCAACTTAAAGAAGTAGTTCAAATTCCTGCAGGTAGTACTATAAAAAGTGCAATACAAAAACTAGCAGAAGCAACTGATTTTGGTGCAAAATTCAACACAACCGGAGCAGCAGAAAGTGAACCTGGCAACCAAGATCGTCCAGTAAGAATTCTTAAAGTAGTTCCAATGATTGAAGAACTTGGCAAGTACAACACTAGTACAAAAAAGTATACCAAAAAGTATTTCTTTAAGATACAAACTGAAAAACAATACGGGTATGTTGTACCCGGAATGCCACAAGGCAAGCCGACACAACGAGGCTGGCAGAAACAGTACGACTGGATCTTTACCGGTCAAAATAAAGATATACTTGATTTTGATGCTGAATACAATTTACAATATTTTATAACAAAAACTGTTTTTACTGACGAGCACGGGAAAGTAAACGGAGTACCAAGCGGTAAAACAACAATTACAGATATGCCAGACGACGGGCTTACTAGAACACAAGCTGGCGATCAAGCGTACAGTCCAGCAGTTTACACTAAAACAGGTAGCGATTCTAATTCACTTGTTAACACTTCTCGCAGTTACGGACATCAGTTGGCTAGCGATAACATGGATAATATATTAAACAACCCTGGCGCAGATATGATTACGTTAAGATTAAATATTATTGGCGATCCAGACTGGATACCGCAGGATAATAGTGTACTTCCGAGAGGTCGCACACAAGCTGGCGATTCTCTTAATGTAAATAATAGTATTGCAACTGATAATCACGCCGTCTTTGTTATGATAAAATTTAAAACTCCGCGAGATTACAACAGCGAAACTGGCTTAATGCAAATGACAACAGATCAAACTTTCATACAAGGGTTATATAGAGTAATTAGTGTTGAAAGTATTTTTGAAAATGGACAATTTACACAACAATTAGCAATGATACGTGTGCAAAATCAAGTCAGTAACGATCCGACGAATATTCCAAATATTACTAAAAAAGAATTTGTTGATGAAACAGCACAAATTAGTGCATATATGGATATTGGAGCGTCTGTTGATGACTCCCAAATCCCAAACCGCCCAGGTCCGCAATAAAGGAAATTAATATATGAATACCTATACACCACAAAATGCTAAATCAAATTCTAATAATACTGGTATTGCAAAAGATAGCGGCCCGTATCTGGCAGAAGTTATGCAAAATGTTGACAGTCAACTAAGTGGAAGAATATCGGTTTATATTCCAGATTTTGGTGGAGATCCTAAGGATAGCAGTAATTGGTTGTTGTGCAGATACATGACACCTTTTTATGGTATTCAACCAATGAGCAACACAGTTGCAGGAGAAGCTAGCAGCAAACTTGAAAGTTATGGTATGTGGATGCAGCCTCCAGATGTTGGTATTAAAGTCTTGGTATTGTTTATCAACGGAGACCGTAGCAAAGGGGTGTGGATTGGATGTCTGCCAGAAATTGGCTCGCACGGAAGTATTCCAGCAAATGATCGGGGAGATTTTGACTATTATAACGATCCTAATACTCCGATTGCTGATCGTGAAAGACCTCAGCATAGTAAAGCATTTCAGTTTGCGGAGCAAGGATTGTTTAAAGATCCGCAACGTGGACCTATTAGCAGTACTAGTTTAAGAGAATCTCCAAGTAGGGTTTTTGGGTTTAATACTCCCGGCGGTAATAGTTTTGTAATGGATGATGGAAACGAAGACGGCGGCAGTAGACATATCAGATTAAGAAGTAGCTCTGGCAATCAGATTACCATGAATGACGATGACGGTTTTATTTACATTATTAATGCAGACGGCACCGGATGGATGGAATTAAGTGCAAGCGGACATTTAGATGTTTTTGCTAAAGCCGGAATAAATTTTGCAACAAACGGAAGTATTAATATGCATGCCCAGGCAGATATTAATATGCATGCTGAAAATAATGCTAATATACAGAGTGGAAACACTACTAGACTACAGGGTAATCAACTAGTAAGTCTCTGGGGAAACAATATTAATTTAACCAGTCCAGTTAGCTTAGATATTCATTGTTGTAGCGATATTAAAATTAGAAGTTTAAAAGATGTTAATATTAAAGCAAGTCAACATAAATTGCGTGGTGATAAGTTTCTATGGAACACTGGTAGCGTGTCTGAACCTGACCAGATGTTTAAAACAGACAGTGTCGAAACAGGTGGATACACTACAACAACAACTCGTACTCCAACAGTAGAACCGTACGCTGGACATGATCCCGCAAGTCTTCTACCTGACGAAAGTCACGAAGATATGGTTCCAGTGCAACCACCGCAAGGTTTTAAAGATGATGAAACTAACACTCGCACAATCACCGGCACCGGATCAGGAGGAGGAAGCGTCACTTACTTAGAAGGACCTCCAGGTCAATCATTTGAAGATCAAACACGAAACAAAAAAATTCAGCCAAAACTCATGAATGTATTAAGAACTGCCGCAAGTCAAATTGGAGTAGATGTAGTTATTTTTTCAGGAGGGCAAGATGCAGAAGGAACGCCTAATGCTAGAAGAACTGGATCATCTAGACACGACGACGGATATGCAGCAGACGTATGGATTTATAATTCAAGCACTACAGCATTAAGTACTAAAACAAATAGTCAACTAGTAAGCGACTTTATTAGTGCTTGTGTAGCAGCAGGAGCAAAAGGAATCGGCGCCGGTCCTGGGTATATGGGAAATTCAGGTATTCACGTAGATCTTTGGGGAACTGCAAAAGGTTCCTCAATTTGGGGTGCAGGAGGGAAAGCAGACAACGCTCCACAATGGGTTAAAGATGCTTATTCTAATTCTCGAAATGTTACAGTCGTTGCTAATAATAGCACAAATGTTAGCGGTTCACAACTTAAATCACCTACTAATATTGCAGATGTAAAAGAAACAAAAAACAGCAAGTTTGGCGGATTTAGCGGATTCAGTGATGTAGTCAGAACTGCACATTCAGATACAGGAATTGCAGGATCTCGCCCGACATTTAAAAATATTACAAATAGCGCTCAAAAATTATTTGATGTTTCTAGTAAAGTATCTGGCAATGTTGATCAATTGGATAAAGATATTGTTAATACACTAGGTATACTAAACAGCGACGAACTAAAATTAATTAGATCGAGCATAAGCACTCGAAGTTTACAACAAATTGGTGCAGCACTAACACTTATTGACGATGTTAGAAGTATTCAAGACTTAGTACAAAGTCCAGTTTTGCTGCAAATGGCCACAAAAGTAATCAACGGATCAATTTTAGATAATGCATCTAGTAATATACTACAAGGTGCAAGAGATGTTATTCCTAATTTAGCAGGTACTAGTTTATCTGCAATTAAAGACATAGATAGCATTGGATCGGTGTTAAACAGAGCTGGTGTCTTAGATAAAATTAAAAGTATTAATGTATTAGGCGGAGTTGATAAATTCCTTCCTACAGGAAAAAGTAACAATTTACAACTAAGTGAAACTGTAACTGCAGGCAGATTGACTAATATAAGTAATACAGGTAATTTAGTAGCTGCAGGTAATTTAGCAGCTGATGCAATTTCTAGCATAACCGGATTTAATCCGGTTAGCAGTATAGTTCCTGGCCTGGGTGCTGTAAACGGTCCATTATATGGTTGCGAAACATGTGGCACAGTAACAGAAAAATCACAAGCAGGCACTCCTGGAACTGGCGGTAATACCAACTCAGATAATGGTCTGAGCAATGGAACAACAACATCCGGGGATAATGGTGGACAACCTCATTTAGGATCGGGTAAAAATATTGTAACTCCAGCAAATTTGAAAAAAGATCCATTGTGGGCAAAAACAATTGAAAAAATGAAAAAAAAGTATGGCAGTAAATTCAGTGAAGAACAAATACTTAATGTAGCGTCAGGGGAAAGTTCGTTTAATACTCGAGCAGTTAATCCTAATACAAATGCAACAGGGCTATTTCAGTTTATGCCAAGTACTGCTAAGTGGCTAGGAACAAATGTTAATACAATACAAAACATGACTGGTGGCGAACAACTTGAATTGTACGATTATTATCTTAGTAAGTTTAACTATGCAGGCGGACGTCTAGGTATCATGCAAGCTGCACCAGCACATGCTGACAAACCAGACAACTACGAAGTATATAAAGTTGGCAGTAAGGCTTGGCAGCAAAACCAAGTTTGGCGAGGAAGAGATGGCAGAATAACTGTTGGTAGTATTAATGATTATTATGACAAACAGTCAGGTTAAACATCTAATGCAACTATTGTAAGCAAGTACCTGCTTACACTTGGTGTACCAAATAAGTCAACAAAATCTACAGTATCGATACCAAGATAGTGTGCTGAATTAACTAATAATATTTTGTGTGTTAATCCAATTATTGTTTTCATATCTAGCCCTAATGCGCTGATATATTTTTGTGTTTTTTCTGAAATATCTGCGCCAATATAATTATTTGGCATTCTTTCAAAGTTGCCTAGTTCTCTAACAATTTCTTCCAATGGACCTAGTACATAACCGTTTGTGGTATAAGCACTATTTAGGTTTACTTTTAAATATCCATGTTGTACCGGCGAGTGCATGCTATTATAATATGCACTAAATTGATTATAAAGTCCTGTGAATTTGGCAGTCACAGCTACGTTGTTGTTTGACACAAACATCAACTGTCTTAGTATATTAACACAGTTTGTATCAATGATATTTTGCATTTGAGTTTGATTTTGTTTTATTTGTCTTAGTGTATATTCATAGCGATTTTTAACTCTGTGATTTAGTTGTAGATAAATTTCGCTACTTCTGTCTGCATCTGCACTCCAAATTCCGGTTGTTTTTACAAAATCACTCATGTAGTTAATTTTTTCTAGTGCAACATCATTTAGAACGGTATTTTGATGTTCTAATTTAACTTTTTGTCCATCTAAGAAATTTCTATTTCTACTTTGTGCCATGGTGCTGCGAATTCTTCCGCCGTGATAGTCTGTACTTGTTACACGATATATAAAGTCGGCTTGTCTGCCATGTCCAGTGATTAACGCTGCATCCTCTAAACTTAATGTAAAATTCAATATATCATCATTGGAGCCAGAAACACCACTGCCAATGGTTATCCCGTAGTCTGTTCTTAGTTGTAGTTCTTTGTAAAGTTGATGTAATATTTCTGTTTGATAACTTTGATAGCGATTTAGCATTGGACTAGTTAGCTCGCTTTCGACTCCAGTAAATGAAGTTATGAGTTCTCCTAGTAGATAGGTAACAGCATTGTCTAAAGTGGAGTAATCAGTACTATTATAACGTATTGCATAAGTGTAAGGACCGGATCCTTCTTCGACTGTGTATCCGCCATTGAGCATAGTTAGTAAATTGTCTAGTAGACTTTTATAAGCAATACCATTGCTGGTAGCAGCAACTCGATTGACTTCATTGGCTAAAATTGGCAGAAGTTTGCTGTGTCTGTATCCTGCTGCTGTTCCTAAAAAGTCACCGACTGTTAAATTGTTATCGCCGCTGTAATCGCTAAGAGGACTATATGCACTTCTCAGGTCTGCAATTTCGTCTCCGGTGATTGTACCATTTTGTCCACTAAGTGCATCATCTTGTGTTACACTTTCAATATTAATTAAAATGTTTCCAAACTCTGCAGCGGTACTAATGTTAGTAATACCCATAGTAATTAAATGTACACTAATTTCGTTTAGATTTTTAAAATTATTATAGTCGTAACTTTTTGCAAATTGCCATTCCGGGTCACAAAGTTTTCCTAGATGTTTTGGAATGTTTCTTTGTATATCAAAACAATCAAATACTCCTTGTATTATTGCTGGTGATTGAATTTCGGTTAGTGCTTTTAAGGCAGTATTATCATTTGCTTTGGTATTTGCATTACTTAGATTTATTCCAAGACTGTTTAGTGCAGGCATTAATTCACTAACAACTGCACAATCACTGAGTAATATCTTTTCTAGTATTTGCCCTGGCTTTCCCATTCTAATTAAATCTTGGAAATTTATTATTCTTCCAAGTGTATTGAAGTCGTTGCCAAGCAGAGCTAAATTGCTACTCAATGATCCGAACCCAAGCGTTGTTAATCCGTTGTAGTCTTTGTACAAACTTCCAAATGTATTAAATACAGAATCGGTGTCTACTACCTGTTTAAGTTTTTCTTCAGGATCGCCAATTAAATCAATGATCTTACTTCCTGCTAAACTGTTGTATTCCATGCCGGGAATACTACTATAAGGATTTTCTTGTGTGGCTTTAGTTTTACCAAAAACTTGACCTTCAAGTTGTTGCAACGCTAAACCGAAGTTAGTACTACTTTGAGTAGCACTAACGGTGTTTAAAAATGTATTTGCAAACTTATTAAGTGTGCCTGCGCCAAGAATATCATTTGCAACACTTTCAATTACATCACTAAGAATTTTATCTGTGGCAGAAATATGTGTAATATTTGTTCTTGTAAAATCCAGCAACTTGCCAGTTAAAAAATAATGATCGCTAGAAAGATGGGAGCCTGTAACAGATTCAATTACGCTAGTACTCAATGTAGTCATTGAACTTGGCCAAGAACCACTTGGGGTATTACTTGGAGAAAAGTCTCCTGTATCTAGTTTTTCGAGTACGCTTTTCCATACACTTGGGTATGCGCTAGATTCGTATACATTGATAGCATCTGACAGTTCTGTGTTAATTGCAATACCGTTATTGCCTCTGAGACTGGCTAAACTACTAATAGTGGCACCGTTTAATTGTTGTCCAGAAAAACTACTAGCATTAGGTTCGTTTATTTTTCTTATTTGTGTTAACGATTCAAGTTCAGTGTCAGTTGAACTAAGATATGCCATAGGGTCAGTTTTACTGTCAGCTGTGCCATCTGCAAATATATTTGTAGCAACACTGCGCTGTTTCTTTTCAGCACGTTGTCTACCTTCGTTAATACCACTGTCACTAGTATTATTTGAATTCCATACAGTTACATCACCAAAGCCAGTTTGTCTTGCAGGACTAAGATCAAAATGTATACCCCAGCTATACATCCCAATGCCTATATGTTTATTATCTAATAATGCATTTCCAACTAATGCACTTATTAAACTGATATATTCACTCGGAGCAGAGCTTGGTGTATATAGTGTTCCGTTACTGCCAATGAGCTGCAAATCTAATGCCCAACCATTCGGTTGTTTGCTCATACTTTCAGCAGCATTGGTTCCGCCTCCAGGATTGATTTGTACTACCCAATTTAACGGAAGTATTTCACTGGCATGATCAACTGCATCAATAATTTGTTGTCTAGGCACATCTGCAGGATCTGTGCTAACACTATATGTGCTAGTTCCGCGAAGACTTCCATTGGCAAAAATTACACCATTATCGCGAGGTCCTAGGTAACTTCTATTACTTGCTGACATTTAACTTTTTCCTACAATAAACGTATTGCTACCGGTCCGTCTTGTTACATTGTTTGTATCCGCATCGCCGATTAATGTAACTGGTTTTCCATTTACAATAAAATTTCTAGAACTACTGGTTGTTTTTACATAAGATGTTTCATTTCCCACTGGGTCATTCTTTACAATAGCATTTTTATCTTCTATTTTAAAATTTTCAGCACCAACTAACGCAGGTTGATTGCGAACGTTTTTGTCGTTTTTTCTGATAATACCCGGCACACTATATCCTTAAAAGTTGCTATAGTATTTAACAAAAATATAATATGGTATTATTTTAGTCGACTGAAAATTTCTTGTTGTGTCATAGTTCCAACTATACGCCAGCTACCACGCATAAAAACGTCTTCGTCTGCGTAAAATATAGGAAACGTTTGATGACCTTCACTTGCTAACCAATCACGTGCCCATCTTTCGCGATCTGTGTTTATTTCAGTATAAGCAATACCCAAGTTGCTTATATATTTTTTGGCACTGTCGCATTCGGGACACCCGTTTTTAGTATAAATGTATAACGTTTTCATATCTTTATATATCCCTTTAAAGTTGCTGATAAATAATAGTATGGCACTATACAGAGGTTACAACACAATTGACAATAAGTCAACCAAAACTCGACTTGAAGATTTTGAGTTAATTAAGCGTGATCTTTCAAATCACTTTAATATTCGTCGAGGCGAAAAACTAATGAATCCAAATTTTGGTACTATTATTTGGGAAATTTTATTCGAGCCAATGACTGAAGAAATTAAGGATGCTATTATTGAAGATGTAACTCGTGTAGTTACTTATGAACCTAGAGTAATTGTTGACAATATACTAGTAGATGAATATCAACGTGGCATAATCATTGAAATCAGACTTAGATACAAAAACACAAACGAAGCTGATACTATGAGATTTATGTTTGATCAAACCAGTAAAGTTGCTTATTCATCTTAATATTACCATATAATAAAATTAAATAAATACATTATAGAGGAAATAATATGTCGACATTTATACGCCAAAATAATCTTTTTGCTGCTGAAGATTGGAAAAAGTTATACACAACTTTTCGCAGTGCTGACTTTCAAAGTTATGATTACGAAACTCTGCGAAAAAGCATGGTTGATTATATCAGAACATACTACCCAGAAGATTTTAACGATTACATAGAAAGTAGTGAATTTGTTGCACTACTAGACTTAATCAGTTTTATGGGACAAAGTATTAGTTATCGCAACGACTTAAACAGTAGAGAAAACTTTTTACAAACTGCTGAACGTAGAGATAGTGTATATCGTTTAGCAAATATGTTAGGGTATTCTCCTAATAGAAATAACAGCAGTAGTGGCATGTTAAAGATGACTGCAATCAGTACTACTGAAAGCATTTTTGATAGCAATGGGGTTGATTTAGCAAATAAAACAATTAAATGGAACGATCCAACAAACCTCGATTGGCTTGAGCAATTTACAAGTATTATTAACGCTGCACTAGCAAACAATCAACGTATTGGTAAACCAAATAGTAGTTTACAAATTGGCACAGTTAGACATGATTTATATGATTTTAAAACAAGAAATAATCTTGTTCCGATAATTAATTTTAGTGCTTCAATTGACAACCAAAACCTTCCGTTTAACATTTACAATGTTGGCTTAGATAGTAAAACAGGATTATATGAAAAAGCACCAGTTGCTGGTAGTACTCTTGGCTTTGTGTATAAAAACAGCGGCGAAGGCAACGGTAGTTCTAATACTGGATTCTTTTTAGGATTTAAACAAGGGCGTATTAACAATTTAGACTTTAGAATTTCAGAAAGTTTGCCAAATAGATTAGCAGGTATAAACGTAGACAATATCAATAATAATGATGTTTGGCTTTTTGAAACCAACGACCAAGGCGAATATCTTGATGAATGGACTAAAGTAGATGTTCTCAGAGATAGTAACGTAATCTACAATGATATCAGCGAAAACAATAGAAAGATTTTTGAAGTTTACAGCCGTGCAAATGATCAAATTGATTTAATTTTTGGCGATGGTGTGTTTAGTAAAATTCCAGTTGGTCAGTTCAGAAGTGTGGTACGCACAAGCAACGGAACTAGTTATACTATTAGTCCGAGAGAAATGGAAAACATTGTCGTTGAAATGATTTATGTCAACAAATACGGCAAACAGGAAAAACTTAACTTTACACTAAACCTTCAGTATACAGTAAACAATGCTAGTACAAGAGAAAGTTTAACTGATATTAAAGTAAAAGCACCTCAGAATTTCTATACACAAAACAGAATGGTTAATGGTGAAGACTATAACACACTCCCTTATATTAAATTCGGCGATATTTTAAAAATAAAAAGTGTTAATAGAACCAGTACTGGTATTAGTAGATTCTTAGAACTTAAAGATGTAACAGGCAAGTACAGTAGTACAAATATTTTCTGCGAAGATGGGTATGTTTATAAAAATGATATCAAAGAAACTGATAATTTTAATTGGCTAACGGCAGCAGATGTACAGAACTTTGTAGTTAATACACTTAGTTCAATACTAAGAAGTAAAGGAAGTGTTAATCTTTATTTTGACAAATATCCTAAAATTAGTTTTTCGAATACTACATGGAAAAGAGGCAGTGCAGATAGCAGCACCAGCAGCGGTTTTTTTGAAGGTTACAATGATGATACTTTAAGTAACTATGTACATCAAGTTGGAGAAAGCGGCCAAGGGGAAAGACAATATCTAAAGCCGGGTGTTGTTTGTAAGTTTGTTGCTCCTGCTGGGAAATTTTTTGATATTGACAGAGTGTTAACAACTGGCACTCCAACTAAAGAAGGTCAGGCAACTAAAATTTGGGCAAGTATTAAAAGTATTAGTGGCGACGGTAGTTCAAACGGCAATGGTTACTTGAGTGGAACTAGTGGTCCGGGTCCAATTGTACTAACTGAAAACATTCCAAATGGCGCAGTACTAGAAGAAATTTATGCAGTTTATGTAAACAACATTGATATTAATCTAAGTCAAACACTAACAAGAAAAATTATCAATAATGAAGATTTTGGACTGCGTTTCGATTACCAGTCTGGCTTTTGGAAAATTATTAACCCAAATGATATTGCAACAACTGGTGAATTTAGCATTGTTTATGCTGGTGATACAAGTGGCAATAATTTAGATGCAAGCTGGCATGTATTGATGACAAATGTCGGCAGCGGAAGATATACTACAACGTACAGAAATACTGAATTGCTTTGGGGAAGCGAAATTGAAACTCGCTTTTATTTTGATAGCAAAGTAAGAGTATATGATAGTAGAAATGCTACAGTAGTTAAAGATCAGATTAGAATTTTAACTGGGAATACTCTTCCTAACAGTAGTACATTATTAGATAATCAATTAGTATTGGAAATTTACGATACTGTAAAATATGTTGATGGTTATAGAGATGACACTCGTGTTAAAGTTACACATGGCGACAAAGACAACGATGGCATACCCGACAACCCAGAAGTTTTTGACGTTATCGCAGATAGCGAAGAAAAAGTTTATTTTGAGAAATATATCGATTATGATAACTTTGAAAGATATCGTTACTTTGATAGCAATAAAGTTGTATCAAGATATACTGATGTTGCTACTTTAAATCTCGAAGGTAGATATGCACATCCGTTAGGTACAGTATTTGAAGTTAATAACGATTTTTACGAGTTAACACTGGTTAACAATAAAAGAACAATTGTAGCTAGTAACAACTATCAGTGTTATGTTGGTAGAGATAAACTAAAATTCCAGTACAGACACAATGCTCCAAACGACCGCAGAATTGATCCAAGTAAAAGTAATATTATTGATATGTATGTTTTAACTGAAGCATATAATAATGAATATAGAAATTGGATTAATGATTCAAGTGGTACATTAATTGAACCTGAAAAACCAACGTTACTTGAAATGGAAGTAGCGTACAGCGAACTTAACAAATTAAAAAGTGTCAGTGACAGTATTACATTTAATGCTGCTAATTATAAAATTATTTTTGGAGCCAAAGCTGCACCTGAATTCCAGGCAACTTTTAAAGTTGTACCAGCAGAAAGAACAAGGCTAAGTAATAGTGAGATTAAGAGTAAAGTTATAAAGTATATCAATGAATACTTTAACATTGAAAATTGGGATTTTGGAAACACATTTTACTTTAGCGAACTTTCTAGTTTTATTCATAAGAGTATGATTCAGGAAATTGGCAGTATTGTTATTGTACCGAATGCTAGTTCAAAAACATTTGGTGATTTGTTCCAAATTGTTAGTGAGCCTAACGAAATCTTTATCAGTAGTGCAACAGTCGACGATATTAAAATAGTTAAAAATATCACAGGCAATCAATTAAAAGCACCATCAAGTAGCGTAGTGTCCGGCGGATACACAAGTAATTAAAAGAAAGATCGGTTATGGGATATAAGAAAAGTTCAAACTTTTTACCTAGTGTTTTCCAAACTAGGACCAACGAAAAACTTCTGAGAGCAACAGTTGACCAACTTATCAGTGAGCCAGAAGTTGAGCGTCTTGATGGATATATTGGCAGAAAGTTTAATCCTAGTCTAAATCAATTTGACAATTATGTTACTGAAGCATGGCCGGATAGACAAAATTATCAACTTGAGCCGAGTAGTGTTTACGAAAACAAAAATGGCGAAATAAAATTTGTTAGTACATATGTTGATTTAATTAACAAAATCAATTCACTAGGGGGGAATATCGATAACCCTAGTAGATTGTTTGCTGCTGATCAATACACATATACTAGTTTTATGGATTTTGACAAGTTTACAAATTATAGTAACTATTATTGGTTACCCAATGGTCCAAATAGTATTAATATTATCAACGCAGAAGTTGAATACAATTTAGATATAACAGTTTCTCCGCCATCGAATTACAGTGTAGTAACTGGCAGTGTAGACAATGAAGGATTTGATGGCAGTAATTTTGATACAAGTGTAGGTAGTGTTAAAAGACTAGGCGAAACTGGGTATCGTTTTAGCAATATCGGAACAACATCAAATCCATTACTAAGATTAGCACGTGGTGGCACATATACATTTAATGTCAATCAAGAAGGTCACGGCTTTTTTATTCAAACAGAACCGGGATTAAAAAGTTCTTACAGTTGGCAGGATAATCTTAATATTAGAGAAGTACTAGGTGTTACTAATAACGGCGCAGATGTTGGAACAGTTACGTTCAACGTACCCGAAAACGATGCACAAGATTTCTTTACACAGATGCCGATACAAGGCAATGGTGTAAATTTAGTTTCATATAGCACAAAACAACAAAGACATTTACGTTATAACGAAATTCAAAGCCAAGATGCAACGACGTTTCTAAGAAATTACGGCGGCATTGATGGTCAACGCAATCTAGATGGAAAACTAGTACTGTTTTTAGAAACAAGAAGTAAAACTCAGACCTCGGTTGCTTGGACTGCAAATACTAATTACAAGGAAGATGATCTAGTCAGTTACTCAAACACAGTTTATCGTGTTATTAGAGATTTCACAAGTGGTGTGGGATTTGTTACAAGCAACCTGGTGGTATATGATTATGAAAACCACTGGAATGATCCTGACGATAGCAATGCAATAATAACTGAGACAGAAAAACTAGGTTGGTTTAGAATTAGTATTGATTCTAACAATAAACTAAAACTCACATCAGTGGAAGAAATTCTAGTAAACAAAAAAATAAAGATCGGTGAAGGTATTCAATACGGTAATAGAAAAGCTTACAGGACTAGCGATAATAGTATTAAACTAATACCGCCTATTACTGCTAAATTAGATTATCTTTATTATCAAGATAGCATCGATCCTGAAGTATACGGATTAATAGAAATTGTGGACCAGACTAATGATGCAGAAATTAATGTCAATTATATTCTTGAAAGTAGTACATACACAAGTTCAAACGGAGTAGAATTTGAAAATGGCCTGAAAGTTAAATTTGTAGGCACTACAAGTCCAGCACACTACGAAGATAATGAATATTATGTTGAAGGTGTAGGAACTAAGATACAACTTGTTCCAGTTAGTAATTTACAAACACCAGAAAGTTGGTTAGATGTAGTCAAAGAACCGTTTGACAGTAATTTATTTGATACTATTTCATTTGATGGAAATTCTAACAGTCCTAAAGACAAACAATATATTGTTATTAATCGGGGCAGCCAAGAAGGTAGTGCATGGAGTAGACAAAACCGCTGGTTTCATGAAAGTGTAATCAATAAGTCTAACAAATTTAACAATTACACAACTATCTCAGATCAAGATAATAAAGCAAAACGTCCTATTATTGAATTTGATAAAAATTTACAATTGTTTAATTTTGGTAAAAATTACAAACAATCTGTAACAACAATTAACACAGAACAAACTGACGCACTTTCTAATGTACAAGGCTTACCGGTTAGTATCAGTAATCAGATAGTTAGTAGTTATTATTCAGATGGTGTACCTTTAGTCAATGGAGAAACTATAATCTTCTCTGCAGATTTAAATGAAGAAGTTAGAAAAACAATTTATCGTATTAATTGGGTTAACGTAGATAGCAACGTTAATCTAGAGCAATTTATATTTACAGGCGATAGTAGTACAACACGATTTGATCTAGGATTTGCAGCAGAAAACATACAACTCACTGTGCAAGTTAATGGTGTTTCGGTACCTAATTCGACATATCAGTACAGTGTTGATGGCAACGAATTAGTGTTTAACACCGCAATACCAAACGGACAAACTGTAATTGCTACATACAAACACAGCCAACAGTTACAACTTGAAGCAATTGCAACAGTTAAAAATAATGATGTTATTCTAAGTAAATTAGGAACTACATACCAGGGGACTAATTGGTACTACAAGGCAGGAACATGGACACAAACTCAACAGAAAAGATCAAACAATCAGGAACCATTGTTTGATCTTTTCAATGCCGACGGCATTACTATTAGTGATACTTCGGCATATAAAGCAAGCAATTTCCTTGGCTCAAAACTTTTTGGATACAAAAAAGGCACAGGAGCTAACGACACTGAGTTAGGATTTCCTTTAAGCTATAGAAGTATTAACAATGTAGGTGATATTGTTTTCTGCGATTCTATCAATGACGATACCTTTGTATATGAAGATAGCAACGAAAATACAATTACTGCAACAACAAAAGGTCTTAAAGTAAGAAAAAACAACACCGATGGTACAGTTGAGTACATTAATCAATGGAGTAAAAAATCTGAAAAGAGTAAACAATACCAAACACAAACTATTTTTGCAACTGAAACTCAAACCAATAGATTTAAATTAGATATTATTCCAGAAAGTCTTTCGCCAACACATCTTATTGTTTATAAAAACAACACACCAATAGACAAATCTACATACGATGTTGAAGTCGAACGAGGTGTAGGCAGTCTAGTTTTTGTTAAAGATTTAAAATCTACTGATAAAATTAGTGTAAAAATTTATAGTAGTACAGTTAGTAAAAACAATAATTGGGAAATTCCAAGTAACCTTGAGAATAATGCTAAAAATGTTGACATTGTAGAAATTACACTCGGACAGATGAGAAATCACATCATTGAAACATTTGTAAAAACTCCTGATTTGTCCGGGAATTATCAAGGTTTAAACAACAGTAAAGATCTTAAAGATGTTAAATTAAATGGCGGTACTATTCTTCAGAATGCAGGCGCTCCGCATTTGGCAAATCTTTTCTTAAATGATGTTCAAGCAAATTTCATTGAAAGTTTGCTTTACAATCAAAGAGAATACGAAACATTTAAAAATAAATTTTATAGAATGCTCGGCGAAATAAGTTACACTGATGTAACAGATTCTAGTACATCTTTAGATGAGTTGTTAACTGAAATGTTTGCAAATAAAAACGAGATGTTCCCGTTTTATCATAGCGATATGTGTCCGTCAGGCAATGACTACAATGAAATTTCATATGAAATAAACAATACTGAAATTGATACTTACTACCTGAGCCAAACATTCAACGATAAAATTCCAAGCAATCGTGCAGTATTAGTTTTCTTAAACGGTACTCAATTAGTTAAAAATCTAGATTATACAATTGACGGAATAGTTATTACACTAAAAATTAGACCTGCTGGTGACACTAGCTCAATGAGATTCTTGGAAGTAAACATTGACGATAAACTAGAAATCAGAGAATACACCAGCACAGATGGGTTTCATATTCCGCCAACTCCAAGTAAACTTGGAATGTATCCTTTATTTTCACCAGAGATTATTATTGACGGATATGGAGACAATACACATCAGGTAATTAGAGGCCACGACGGTAGCAAAATTGCAATGCTTGGAGATTTCAGAGACAATATTATTCTTGAACTTGAAAAGCGCATTTATAACAATGTTAAAGTAACTTACAATAAGGATTTAATCAATATTGATAGTTATATTCCTGGCGCATTTAGAAAAACAGCATATAGCAAAACAGAGTTTGATAATATTATTGCACAGAACTTTAGTCGCTGGCTAGGCAAAAACAATGTTAAAATCAATGATACTGTTGAAGTTTCGAGTCTTGACAAATTTAGTTGGAACTATAGATTATTTGATGAAAAACTAACTGGTAAATCAATGCCAGCAGCATACTGGAGAGGTATTTACAATCATTTTTATGATACAGAACAACCTAATCTAAGACCTTGGGAAATGCTCGGGCAAACAACAAAACCAACTTGGTGGGAAGAAGTATACGGTCCCGCACCTTACACCAGCGGCAACAAAGTATTATGGGACGATCTTGAAGCAGGTAAAATTGCACAACCAGGAAACATTACAATAGATAGTGTTTACAAAAGACCTGGGTTAAGCGACATTATTCCGGTCGATGACAGCGGCGAATTGCTGAGCCCGTATGAATGTTTAAGTGTTAATAACAGTAATGTTGTAAATGGCAGCTGGAAGTACGGCGATGGCAATCCAGTAGAAACAGCATGGAAGCACAGTAGTGAATATCCGTTTGCAGTTCAGATTGCACTAGCACTTTCAATACCTGCAGAATATTTTGGATTGTACAGAGATACAAACGATCAAGTTATTAAAAATAATCAGTGGCAGTTTAATAGTACTGGTACTAGAACTAAAATTGAACAAGTACATGGCGAATTAAACACTGACGGTACTATTGCTAGAACAAACGGATACACAACATGGCTTGCAGAATACGCTAACAGTTTAAATTATAATATTACAGACGCTATTGGTGATAAACTTAGAAATATTCAATTGCGTTTAAGTTATAAAGCATCTGGATATACAGATAAAAAGTTTTTGAAGTTCTTTGCTGAACAGAGTAGCCCTAATAGTATCAACAGTAGCATTTTAATTCCTGATGATGATTACGATATTAAACTTTTTAAAAGTAGTCCTAGACAAAGTGTTGTTTACAGTGGTGTTATTGTTACTAGAAGTGCAAACGGATTTACAGTTAGTGGATATGATTTAAATGATCCAACATTTATTGTTAATGTAGCAAGTAAAAACAGTGATACTCAAGTTATTAAAGTTGGTAATACCGCAGTAGAAGTATCTGCAACTGGCACCAACGAGAATGTTGTTCTTGCATACGGATCTGAATTAAACAGTGTTGAAAATGTAGTTGAATTTTTAATAGGATACGGTAGATTTCTTGAAAACCAAGGCTTTAAATTTGACAATCGAGTTGAAGGTTCAAACGAAGTGCACAATTGGAAACTTGCTGCAAAAGAATTTATATTCTGGGCACAACAAGGATGGGATCAGGGCATCAGTGTTAGTCTTAGTCCAATTGGAAGTACATTAAACTTTAGAAGTGTACGAGGTGCAGTTGATAGTATTAGCAATCGCCCATACGGTAGTAGAATTTACGATAACAATAAAGCTATTATAGAACCAAACAACTATATTGTCAACCGTGACGGCAGAAACTTTAGTATAGAAACACTAAACGATACTGCAATTTATCTAGCAGACATTGACGTTGTTGATTGGGAACACGTAGTTGTGTTTAAAAACAAAACACAATTTAACGATATTATCTATCAGCCTGAGAGTGGTAATAGACAATATAGAATTAGAATCAGTGGATTTAGAACATCTGCCTGGGACGGTACATTTGGAGCACCAGGATTTATTATCAATGAAGATAATGTACCACAGTGGCAAGCAGGTAGAAACTATAGCAAAGGTGAAATTGTACTTTTTAAAGGTGAATATTATACAGCTAAAGAGAGTGTAACTAGCCATACAAAATTTAACAGCAATGATTGGCTAATAACTGAATACAGTCAATTTGATCAGTTACTACCAAACCTTGCTAACAAGGCAGGCATGCCTAAGTCATATTATGACTTTAATGAAACTAATCTTGAACTTGATCCTGATAGACTAGCAAAAGGATTAATAGGATTTTCGCAGCGTGAATATCTAAATGATTTAGGAATTAGTGACACTAGCCAAGTTAAATTTTATCAAGGGTTAATTAGACAAAAAGGCAGTAACAACAGTCTTAACAAAATGTTAAGAGCAAAGTTAGACAACTTTGAAAGTCAAGCAGACTTTTTTGAACAGTGGGCAATTAAAAGTGGCAACTTCGGTGGAGTTGGTAATACCACTGAAATTAGATTAGAAATCCCTAATAATGATAACACACAAAAATCTCCATTGTTAATAGAAATGCTAGACGATAACGATAGCAAAACAACAGGTCGTGTGGGTTATAAATCAAACGATCTTCTAGTGCATCCATTGCCATATAATAAAAATGCATTTACAATGCGTGATAGAAAAAAACGTGTTAACAATTTACCAAGTGCAGGTTATGCACAGAAATCAGAAATTGATTATATTAGTCCAACACTAGATTTATTAGGATCGTATATTGATAACAATATCGGAGAAGATCAGTATATCTGGGTCGGCAGCGACAAACAAGATAATTGGAATGTTTACAAAACAGTTGTTAATGCTGCACGTATTAGTAGTATTGTAACTGATCCATCAGGAATTGCAATTCTTACTACAACACAAGTAAGTGGACTAGAAGCAGGCGATGATATTTTAATTAAAGTGCATACCAGCAGCGATCCAAGCGAAATTGATTTTACAGGTTACTATAGAGTTATCGAAAGTGGCAGCAATAGTATTAGTGTGCAAACAGATTTACCAAACTATAATCGAGGATTTCTTGATAACCAAGACTTAGTTGCAGTAATTTATAACTTACACACAGTTCACTTTGATACACTATCAGATGCAAACAACAATGTTCCCCCAAAAGGGTGGAAGAATCAAGACAAACTATACATCGACAGTGCAACTAACAGCGGCTGGGGCGTATACAAAAACTCAAATGTATTTGCATTTGATCAGAGTTTAAGTGACAGCGAATCAACTGCAAACGACGGCTTTGGTTACAGTTTAGCAGGCGACAACGGAAATAATTATGTTCTTGTTGGTGCAGAATCTTCAAACAAAGTTCAGGCATTTCAACGAAATATCACCACAGGTGCTTTAATTGAAGATAGTGAATTATTAAGTCCAAGTAACGATATTGTTGGATTTGGTAGTGTACTAGAAGCAGGATCAAATATATATGCCGCTGCAGGTTCGCCATTGAGCAACAGCAATATTGGCTATGTACATATTCTGCGCAGAAACCGCTTTGGCAGTTTTTACGTTGACCAAGCCTTGGCAGCACCAGGACACGATGCTAATGGGAAATTTGGCAATGATATTGCAATAAGTAACGACGGTAAATGGATGTATATCGGACAACCTGGTGTAGACAAAGTACATGCTTACCAAATGGTTACACTAGATACAGAAGGATTGCTTGCAATTACTGAAGATACTGTTGGTAATGGCTCTACAACAACATTTGCATTAGAAAATGAACCAACAAGTATATATGAACTTAAAGTAATTGTTGGAAATAAGTTAATGATCCCGTTTAAAGAATACACAATCTCAGGAAGCAATATTGTGTTTACAACTCCGCCTGCTGTTGTTTCTATTAGTATAACTTATAAAAATTATTTTAATCATGTTTACACTATTACAGGAGCATCTGCAACTGATTTTGGTCATAGAGTAGTAACCAGTACCGATGCTAATCAAATTATTATCAGTGCTACAAATAATAATGCTGGCACAGTGCACGTCTATAATAGGACAGTTGAAAATCAGTTTGCCACAGGAAGCACTAACATTTTTACAGCAAGTGTAACTATTCAAGGCACACCACGTGTGTTTGTAGATGATGTAGAAACTACAGATTTTACATTCAACGGCACCAATACTATCACTTTTACAGAAACACCAAGTCGAGGTAGTATTGTTAAAATTGATACAAACAACTTTGTAACAAACCATAGTATAACCGCAGCATTAGATGCACAGTCTGGTGCACAATACGGATATAGTATTGACTTATGTCCAAATGACTGTAGTTTATATGTTGGTGCACCATATCATGATGTTGACTCAATTGACGCAGGCCGTGTATATAGATATTTAAATCAAGGAAAATTCTTTGGCAAAGTAATCGGCACAATACAAAATCCAACAGTAAGCGTAGGATCTGCAATGTACTTTAACAATTTTAGAGTTGCATTTGATGCAGCAGACACACTATCTGATGTGGTTACAAAAATTAATGCAGCAAATATTCCAGGTGTTACTGCATTAAGTGTTGGGAACATTCTTACTGTAGAAACTGACAGTGAAGTGTATGCAGATAAATTAAATCTTGTGCAAGAGACTGGAGACTTTTTTGCAGACATGGGAATTAGTGTCTATGTAGCTAGACAAATAATTAATAGTCCACAAGACAAAGCATACAATAATTTTGGTAAAGTAGTAAAAGTAAACAATACAGCAGACTTAATTGCAATTAGTGCCGATCGTAGTGATGCAGTTATAGTTGAAACTTTTGACAACAATAAAACAAAATTTGATACTAACAGCACATCATTTAGTGTCACTAAAGCACAAACTGGAGGAGTATTTATATATCAATTCCTAAGCAATCCTGAGCTGAGTATTGATAATCCGGGACAGTTTGTTTTTGCAGAATCATTAAACACTGATAAACTCGACAGTTTAGATCAATTTGGAAATTCTATTGAATTTACAAAAAATACAATTATTGCAGGCGCACCTGGCAGTGACGATAGTACAGCCGAAGGCGGTGTAGTGTATCAATTTACAAATGCAACACAAAAAATGCCATGGCTACTAACAAGATACGAAAAACCGCAAGTTGATTTAGATATGTTTAATCGTGTATTCTTGTACGATTCTAAAACAAATGAAAGATTAGCTAATCTTGATATCATTGACCCAATTAAAGGTAAAGTAACTAGTAGTGTGTTGCAAGAAATTACCTATCAAACAAGTATCGACCCTGCATTTTATAGCAATACTGAAAATCTTAGAAATGCATTAACCTGGGGTACTGACTATGTAGGAAAAGTGTGGTGGGATCTAAGTCAAGTGCGTTACGTAGAATACAATCACGACGGCGAAGAGTACAGCAGTTCAAACTGGGGATTTACGTTCCCAGGGAGTAGAATTATTTGTGCAGAATGGACAGAAAGTGATGTTGCTCCGTCAGAGTATTTTGATGACGAAAACCCAGATGCATATCCTTACAATCCTACTAATTTTAATATTGTTACCGAATTTAATCAAACTACACAACAGTTTGTTACAAAATATTATTTCTGGGTTGTAGGGAAAACTCGTGCACCTAGAAATACTGAAAATAGAATTTACAGCATATATGAAATTGAAGATCTAATTTCTAACCCAACATTAAATGGTGTACCGTTTATTGCGTTTACCGGAGCAAATACATTCGCTTTATTCAATGTCGACGATTTACTAACAGACAATACAGTATTAGCAATTGACTATGATATTCAGAAAAACAATAATCTACTTCATCAAGAATATCAACTGATCAATGAAGGTGATGTGACTAGTGTTGCTAACGAAGATTTAATTACAAAACTCATTGATAGTTTAGCAGGTGCTGACACCAGCGGCAATCTAGTTCCTGATATTAAACTAAACAGTTATCTAAGATATGGCATTGACTTCAGACCTAGGCAGACAATGTTTACTGATCGCAGAGATGCAGTAAAGCAAGCTGTGGAATATTTTAATTCGTTTATGAAAACAACACCAGTTGTTTACAGTAAGAATATTGATAATATACTTGCAAGTGAACCAGAACTAAAGTCACATGAATATGACGAAGCAGTAGATAACTATGTCGAACTAACATACTTAGAAACTGGCATTCTTGTTACTGGCTATCTTGTATTTGTTAAAAATGACGAAACTACAAAGAATCGTTGGGTACTTTACGAACTACAAGCTAGCAAAGAATGGGTTAAGAAACGAGTACAAGTTTATAAAAACTCACGCTACATTAGTCGTGTCACCTGGACTGATCCTAATGTAGTTGTACCAGGAAACTTTAGCAAGGTTGTTGAATATGAATACAATCTACGCAGTGTTGTTGCCAGCGAAGGCGAATTTGTAAAAATTAAAGACAACGGGTTAGGTTTATTTAAGGTTGTGCAAAAACAAAATGATTCGTGGGTAACTGTTCAAGAAGAAAACAGTACACTTAAAATTAATCAAAGCATTTATAAAACAGAATTATTAAACTTAAATTTTGATATAGATGGGTTTGGATTGCAATTATACGACGACAATCCAAGTCTTGAAATACAGAAAATTGTTAGAGCTGTGTATGAAGATTTCTTTATTAACGAACATGCCATTGAAAAGAACCAATGGTTTCTTCATATGCTAAAATATGCATTGAGTAAAAACAAATCCTTAGATTTTGCAACTAAAACTAGTTTAATTAAAATAAATCAGCAGCAACGTGCTCTGCAACAAGTTACAGTTTATCAAAAAGATAACCAAGACTTTATTAGAAATTATATTGAAGAAACTAAACCGTATCATACAAAAATCAGTGAATTTGTACTACAGTACAACAGCACCGACAATGCAGATTTAAAAACAACTGATTTTGATTTGCCCAGTTATTATAGTTTCAACAGCAACACTTATCGAAGCCCAACTGGAAGCACAGTCGAAGACAATAACAAATTGTTACTAGCACCATGGGCTGATTGGACAGATAACTATAAATTAGAAGTTGGAAGCATTGTTGTAAACGATGGCGGCACGTACCTAACTACACCTACTGTAAAAATATCCGGCGGCGGCGGCTCTGGCGCAACTGCTAAGGCAGTGTTAAATGCTAATAAAATTACTAGTATTGTAGTAACTAATCCAGGCAGCGGATTTATTAGTACCCCTACTGTTACATTAGAAGAGCAAAGCGATAATCCGGCTCAACTAAGTGCAGTGCTAGTTAATAAAAAGATTCGTAGTTTCAACACTACAGTTAAATTTGATCGTGTTAGCCGTAACAGTGGATATCTAGTTGAGTTTAAAAATACAATAAACGCAGGAAGTTTTGTAATTGGTGAGCAGTATGAAATTCTTAGCAACGGAACTACTAACTTTAAAGAAATCGGCGCAAGTTCAAACAAACCAGGTACAAAATTTATAGCAACAGGTGTAGGAGTTGGATCTGGAACAGCAGGACAACCGGTGGATTTAAGTAACGAAACTATTTTTGCAAGAAGCACAACCAGAAGTAATGCAGGTGCAAGCGTATTAGACCTAGTACTTGACATTTTCAGTAACGGCAATTGGGTCAACGATACCACAACATTCCCTGCATTAGATGTGCCAAACTTTAGATTCTACAATGACAGTGACAAGTCTAGCGATTGTACTAGTGTTGTTCGTAGTCGTGTACAGTTCTTTGACAGCAGAGATACTGTTCGCGGTCTGCATCAATCTACGCTACAATCTGCAATACGTGCACTAGGAACAACTGCCGGCATCAATAATATTGATATAAGTGGAACTACAGTAACACTCGACGGTAGTTTAATTGATAATACTCCAAGTGTACTAAACTGGAAAAACAATTTTGCTTACTATGCAGGCGATGTAGTGTTCTACAACAATGTTTTCTACACAGTTGATGTTGATTATACAAGTGCTACAAGTGGATTTAGTACTACAAACTTAACCAAATTGGAAGCAGGATCAGTTATTAGTCATCTAGATCGTACTTGGAAATTGTATAAACCAGTGGACGGTATGCTAGCAAATGATCCAGCGCAACTGTTTAACGGAACAGTATTCCCGGGTGCTAGAGTACTTGGTGTTGCATTTTCTAAAAACTCAGGTTTCGATTCGGGTGCAACTGAAAAATCTTCAATTGAAGATAGCAATGACCCGCTTTACCTAACTACATTTAATCCTAGTACTGATGTTAACATTACAAGTAATATTTTTGAATTTAAAAATGATAATGATGAATCAATTGATCATGGATTTGTCGACGAAGAAAAATTATATTACAATCCTAACGGAAATGCTACAATCGGTGGCCTGGCTATCGACACAATATATTATGTTAGTGTTGTTAACTCAAAACAATTTAAATTAACAACAGATCAAGCATTACTAAATGTTGTTAATATAACATCAGTGAATAGTGGCACACATAAACTTTTAAGTAGTTTTAAAAAATGGAGTACGGACATTGTTAATAGACCAGGATTTTCTGGAGATCCTGACAAAGAATTTACTTTTGAGGAATGGGCACATGATAGATTTGAAGGTGGCTCAGGGTTTGATATAGGTGCATTTGACCCTGACGATTTAACCATCGAAGGTGTACCTAGTTCACTACCTAGTGCTTACGATCAAGGTATTTACAGTAGATTTACCGATACTGCACTAGGCACCAGACCAGAGGATATTATTACCAGCGGCGGTAAATTCTTAGATCCTAATCATAGTTATGCTCCAGAAGAACATGTACCAGGAAGTGTGTACGATACGCTAGAAATGTTTGTACATACACTACCAACACAACTAAGCGGAAGCACTGGCTACTCTCCGAAGTTTGGTGTAACAAGCTATACAGGCGATGGTGTACAAACTAGATTTAATTTTAGTAAAGAAGATGTTGGCGATTACTTCTTGGTATACACTAGTGAAACAGGTCCGAGATATAGAAAAATTGCTGAAACTAATAACAATATTCCATTGTTTACTGTAGAAGGTGGGTATTATGAAGGTAGTCAGGATAGAGCATATAGCATTGATTGGACAACCGGCGAAATAGTATTTGACAATCCGATAGCAGATGGTGATATTTTAACTATTACAAGAATTGCGCAAACCGGAGAAAACATTCTTGCAAATAAAACATTTACTAGTGATGGTACTACTAATATTTTTGCACTTGAAATTGAAAATAGTAGAATTAAAAATTCTCTAGTACTAGTCAATGGTAAAGAAGTAGATCATAGTATAACCAGTAATAACAATCACATATCCTACGTTGTTTTATCGATCACACCACAACTAAATGATCATATTCATATGTTATTAAGCGGAAATAGCCAAAACACAATCAGTAAAGTTTACACTCAAATCGAACAACTCGAAGACTCCCAAGTGGTGGTTAGATTAGATGAAGTTATTAGAAATAATCTTCCAAAGGACACAACAGTGATTGCAGAACTTAATGGTTCTAGATTGCGTCCGAGTAACACTGCTTATTACGACAGCGACGGATCGACTGTTGATTTTAAATTGCCAAACACAGCCAAAGAAAAAACAATAACAAGTTTAACAAATTCTCAAGTTAGAGTATGGGTCGACGATGTAAAATTAAATCCGGTACAAGATTATACTGTGTCAGCACCAACTGGCACCTCAGTACCTACTGTTACAATGTTTACACCACCTGAAGTTGGTGCAAGAGTTAGTATAACCTACACAGGTAATGCAGATTACACCATCAATGAAACAACAAATGATATTGAATTACTTGGAGTTGTTCCTGCCCGCGGCGACTTGTTAGCAGTTACAAGTTTTAGCGATCATGATAGTTACCACTTTGAAACTAGGGTATTTGTTGGTACGGATCAGTTTTTATCATCTACAAAAATCGGCGGCTTTGATAATATTGCATTTGATGTTAGCGAATTTGACGGAATTTCCGTTGTAACAGAACTTGACATTGAGTATGAGCTCGGTGACGGACAGATAGCAGAAAGATTGTTTGTATCAATTGATGGTGCCAAAATGATTGCAAATCTCGATTATGTAACAAAAGGAAGAACATTATATTTTGCAGACTCGATATCAGTTACTGATACTAGTGTAATTATTATAACAGAAATGAATAAAAACATTTACAATTTCGAATCAACGTATAGTATTTTCAATGATATGAATGGAAATGTTAATTATTATAGAATTGCAGAAGAAGAAGCAACAGAATTAGCACGTGATTTAAGTTTCACTGCCACTGAGATTGAGTTAAAAGATGCATCCGAATTTCCAACTCCGGTTGGAAAAACTCCTGGGGTTATATCTATTAATGGGGAAAGAATCACATACTGGACCAAGAATGGAAATATACTAGGACAAATTAGGAGAGGTGTCGCCGGAACTGGTGCATCAGAACATACAACAGGAACAATAGTTCTTAATATGAATAAATTAGTTCCTGACTCAAAATGTAATACCTGGTATAATAAAGGATCTGGTACACCATCAGATGGAAAAGGGTTGCAGCAATCATTAACTAAAGCTGCACAGTTTATCAAAGATAAAAAAGGTATATCTTTCCCATTGACATTTGCAGGAGTTGATGATATCTATGTTGACGAAGGGTATGTTGACGAAGGGTATGTTGAAAATACACCGTCGGATCTTTCTTTTGTGCAAGAAGACTACGTTAATCCGGGTTATACACAAGACCCGTGATGTATAAATATATAAAAGTGTAATATTATTTTTGAGGAAAATTAAATGGCCATTACGTTGAGAAATACAAAAGGTTTTGCATTAACACATGCAGAAATGGACGGTAACTTTACTGATCTGAATACAAGAGTTACTACAATAGAGTCGAATAGTGGTTCAGGAATTAACTCAGTAGTTGACGCAGGCGGTGATGGTAGCCTAGCATGGAACAGTATAACAAAAGTATTAACCTACACAGGACCAAACGAAGACCAGGTAAGGGCGCACTTTAGTGCCGGTACTGGCATTAGTATCACCTCAGGTTCTATTGCAGTTGACTTCACTGAGTTCAACACTGGAAATATAACAGAAGGCAGCAACTTATATTACACTGATGCAAGAGCAGATGCAAGAATTGCAGTTGCTAATCTGTCAGACCTAATAGATGTTCATAATGCATCT